CTTCACTTCCGCGACTGATTGATAATGGTAGCCCATGCGCCAGGCGTATAGGAATGCGTCGCATCTGTGATTTGGCAATGATGGATGTTCCTTTTTCGGGAACTTGATCTTGTCGCCATCAGTGACCCAGACCAGAGCGGCCATCTCATTCCATGTCTGGCGGTTTCCCTCGTTATTTAGGAACCTCACATAGCCCTGAACCAGATCGGCATTGGCGAGCTCGATGAACGTCGCCTTATCCATCTTGTCCGCATATTCAAACGGGATCGCCGAGCGTGCACGCATCGACTCAACCCCTTGTTTGTTGGCTCCATCAATCACAATTTTATGCGGCGCAAAATATGGATCGGCCATATACTGCTGAATCTTCGCAGCAACTCGGTCAAACGTCATTTTCTTCTCTGAATAGGAGGAAATGACATAGCAGATCTTATGAGGGTCATGCACATGGTAACCAGTCAAGATGAACGCATTGTCGTCTTCCCAACCAGTATCGACGCCGAGCACGAAGGTCCACCCATTGTGCGGAAGCTTAGGTATCTCCCTGCTGCCCCAGATATTTCTAACATAATCGAAGCGGTAGACCAGTTTATCCTGATCAATGACCCATTGGTTGAGATACCACTGCTTGAACTGTGGTGTTTCCATGTATTCCGGGCGGAACTCTTTGATCCGCTCGATTCCTTCCGCCCATTGCCGAGCCACGTGGGGATTATCGTAAGCTGTCCATTGATGCAGCGACCAGCCTCGTTCAGTTCCTACGGTAATGTCGAAAAACAAACCCCTTGGAAAGTCGGAAGCAGTGCCATAAAGAGCGATGCTCCCCGAATCACCGACGGCATTTGGGTCAGTCATTGCCGGCCCAAGGACACCATATACAAAGTTTTTGAGGTCAACTGTATACATCGAGGCTTCGTCAATACAAGCCAGTCGCCATTTGCGACCCAAAAGCTTACGCATCTCCGTTTCGTCAGCATCTATGCCAGTCACGGCAATGAGTGACCCATTGGGGAAAGTGAGCGTAAGCTCGGTTTGATTGGCGCGTCCGTTTAGCTTGTGCAGATGATCTAAGACACGCAGAATGTCCTTCCAGATGATTGCCTTGGCAGATTGCCGCGTGAGCCCGACAAATAGCACGTTGCATCCTGGGTTTTTTAGCGCTTCATAAACTAGATAGAGCCCAGCGGTAAATGACTTAGCGCTTCGGCGCGTGCAGAAAAGCGCCTTTAGCTTGGCGGGATCTTCAATAAATGCGCGTTGCTGCGGAAAAACGTCGGGATGGCTCAAGATATCAGGAACTGGCTGGCTGACTTCCGCAACGCGGAGGGCCAATTGCTGCAGAAGGCGTTCCTGTTTGTAGGGAGTCACTTGCGAAGACGCCTAAGGAGCCGCTGCCACCATAGCTCATGGCGCTTCTCAGGCTCTGGAGGCTTTTCTATAGGTTTAGCGGTGACCATCGAAGGCAAGCGATCATGCACCTTCATTGATAGAGACCGATACTTCTCAGGCACGTCGGGCCGCAAATGCTCGGGCGTTTCATAATATTTGCGCCACCATTTAGTTTCTTCTTGTTCCTCGGCGGATCGCGCCGCCCTTTTGCCGAGCTCAAGGGCCTTCGCAGCTTCCTTGGCTTCTTTAATCCGTCGGGCTTGAATAGCTTCGGGCGTGGCCCATTCGGCCATTTGCTTAAGCTGGTCTTTTTTATAGCGGACCAGGTGCTTGGCGTTCGCGGCGTCCTGAGCAAGCTGAATGGCAGTGTGTTGCTCGGCGGTCACGCTATTAGATTCCTGCACGACTGCTGGCTTTTCCAAAGCCTTGTCGATTGTGTCAAACTCTTTCAAAACTTCCGTTTGCCTCCAGTTGCAGGGTCAACTTTGCCCTTCATCGCGGCCGTGATTGCGGCAGTTCTGGAAGCCATTGCTTGCATCGCTGCCGGAGTTTGCGCGATCACGGCAACAGATTGCTCTTCAGTGGCTGCTTTAGGCATCGGGGGAATCAACTCGGGATGCGCCATCATCAGCGCTTGAGTCGACGGTGACTGCTGGGCTACAATCGGGTTGATGGTGGTAGGTTGATGCAACGGGGCTGGCTCAGCTGCGACTACGCGCGGGCTAGCCCTTATCATTGGCGTGGATAATGAGCTCTCGACTTCTTTGATTCGGGATGCAATCAGATCTTTTGTCGGTTTTGTCAGCTTATGGTTGAGCAGCAGCTCGACGAGGAAGCTTAGCTCGGTGCTCATTTCTTATGCCCAATGCCAGCATCTTCGAGCCCCGTTTTGCCTTTGCCAGGACCGGCATGCACGTGTCCCATTGGCGACTCGACTTGCGCCGTAATGCTTTTGGCAATCACCGGCTGAGCAGGCTGCGGCGCTGGAGCGGCCATTTGCGCCATTCGGGTTTGCGGCTCCATGCCAGGATGCACGACCTTTGCGCCGGCGACGGCTTGCTTGATCTCCTCGACCACCTTTTGCCGCTTGGAAGGCTCGCCTTCCTCCCAGACCATGATTGAAGAGCGAGGAAGGAATCCGATTTTGCCGTTCCATCCGACCATGAGTCGGTCATTCTCGTAGTCCATCGTCAGCTTCAGGCCATTGCGCTTCTCCGGGTCAAGCGTATCGCCAAAGTTGGTTGCGTTGTAATGCAGCGGGCTATGCAGCTTTGCCCATGTTACGTTTGCTTTCATTTATTCCTCGTTTATTTATCTCTATCAAGTTTCCATTTAGACATGATTGCGCCCATATTGCAGCTTGCATCCCAATCCAACATCGCGAGTAAATATGCCCATCTCATCCCCATTTGGATCATAATACTGCCGATCTTTATTTGAGTTCACAGTTGCCAATGGTGGCTCAAGCAAAAGGATTGAACTTCCAATCGGGAAACTTGCTGGCCCAGATCTTCGCGCCGGTCCAGGTGATGTGCGTAAAGGTATCGATGCCATCAGGAATCAATGCGCGGCCAACGCCATGCCTCCGCGGCGGCAACACATAGACGTAATCGAGAATATGGCCGCGACTCACGGACCAGCCTAATGCCACATCAGGATCGTCTGCAAGTAATGCCAAGCGGATAGTGCACTCAGGATTATACAGAATTCCGCGAATATAATCATGATAGCGAAGATAATATGATTTGGCGTCAGTGAGCTTAAAAAAGTCATTTCCGTAGCGTAGAGAACGAAGCCAGCTAGCGTAAATAAGGCCAAGGTAAGGATCAAGAAGGCCACAAGGAACCACCGTTATTTTGTAGGATGCTTCTGCCAGTGCCGGTTCAGTTCCTCCGGGCTGTAAGTCCGCAGGCCCCACTTCATCTCGTATCTCCTGATCGTGAACCGTATGCATCCTCGTCCGTTCTTTAGCTGCCATCTGGCCATGAATTTCGATATCTTCGTGATGGTCCGCCCTTTTGAATAGAGCGTCATGATCAGCCGGTCTTCAGTAGTCTTAAACTCCGCATCGCGCACGCATTTGGCAACGGCGATGAAGTATTCTTCATTGTCCCGGAGCTTGGGGTACCGTTTGAGGATACCTTGCGTCGATTGCTTAAGCCTTTGCTGATCACCATGCGCTATCTCCTCGACATCTTCGAAGCCCTCATCTTTCAGGCGCTGATACCATGCCTTCTGCAGCGCTTTGAATTCCGGCTTCCTCCAGAACGTCATGTTCCTGCTTTGGCTTCCTTGTCCTGGAGTTCCTTGATCCTTTGCGCCTGGAGATCTTTAAGCTCTTGGCGCATGCTGATTGCGACTTGATTGATCGCGTATTTGCGCATGGTTTTGATGAAATAGATGTCCTCCTTGTGGTCTTCTTGAGGACCCAGGTGCAGAAGGATATCGGCAAGTGTAAACTGTAAGGACTCACGAGTAGCGCCAATGCAAGCCCCAGCAATAATGCGGTCGCACCATTCAAGAAACTCAGTTCGGCCAAGAGGAAGCGGTCTAAGCTCATTCATTTGTCTGACGATTGATCGGGGGGACAGATGCTTAGAATTTTTGCCGGTGATCCATCCATAGATTTTGAGCGGCCAATCGAGCATTTCTTCACTTTCCTGTTCATCTGTTTGCGTTTGGCCCTGGACTTCTGTTCGAGAATTTCGATCATTCCGGGAACAACGCTTTGCATATAGAGATTTAAAGCGCGGGCATCATAGGTCGCTAACGTATCGGGGAGCTCGCGCGTCTCGGTCCATTCGCCCAGCGTGATCTGAATACAGATTTTGCCGGTTTCGACATCGCGGACCAAGAGCGGGCGGAAGTTCACTGCGCTGGCTCCAGCTGCAACTGCTTTTGCACATAGACGATCAAATCCTGCTTACTCATTTCCTTAAATGGGTTTTCCTCCTCATCGGCAGGCCTATCCCGCCAATCGCAAAGGTTTTTAAGGCAGAATATCAGCATTGTATTATCGCCTTTTTGCGCTTTCGCAATTGCCGTTCGCACTAACATAAATCTGGTATGAACCATGTTTTGTTCACGAAACTTCGAAAATTCTATGCAATATGTTCGTTTGATAAAATTTATTATGGTTTCAGGATGGCATTCAAAAAACGCGGCGCAATCATCAAGCGTTGGTTTAAGGCGCATCAAGGCCTTCAGCTGCGCTTCATCGATCTGTTTTTTCGGGCGACCGGCCTTCTTAACCATCGAGCACCGCCGTTTTGCCGGTGAAGTTTTCCCAGCGTTTCAGGATCACATCGCAGTAGTGCGGATCGATCTCCATGCCGAAGCAGCGGCGACCGGTCTTTTGGCAGGCGATGAGGGTTGAGCCGGAGCCGAGAAAGAGATCAAGGACGCGGCCATTAGACGGGCACGAATTAGCGATCGCATTCACCATCAGGTCTACCGGCTTCATCGTCGGATGGACCTTGTTCGGCTCGCGTGAACACGTCCAGGTGCTACTATTCCATTGACCTTCCCGCGTGCTCTTATTGTGCGTTCGATTAGGCGACCAGCCATATAGAATCGGCTCGTGCTGGTAGTCGTAGTCAAGGCGTCCCATCGAGAAGGTCGGAGCGTTCTTCACCCAGATGATCATATGACGGCAAGGAATGTTCGATTCTTGCATCATCATCATCATCATCATCCCAAGCTCACCGCCTTGCGGCAAGCAAATGTAATACGACGACTTATCAGCGAGTACGATGTTGATGTTATTGAAGGCCGCTTGGATGACATCCTTCAGGTCATCGAGGGACAGATCATCACCGGTGATTTTCGAGATCTTGCGCGTCTTCGACTGGTTGGCTATCTCATTGCACTTATTCTCATAGCTAACCCCATAAGGCGGATCAGTAAAAACCATGTCCGCCTTCTCGCCACCCATCAGCCTCTCGACATGCTGCACATTCGTCGAATCCCCGCAAAGCAGCCTATGCTCCCCAAGGATCCAAACGTCCCCTGGCTTGCATCTAGTCTCAACCTCGTCAGGAACTTCATCCGGATCGGTGTGGCCTTCCTCGGGCGGAACTTCTGGATTGAGCAAAGCCTCAACCTCACCGCTCTCAAAGCCCAGCAGGTCTAGATCGAACTCATCGGCTTTGAGATCCTTTAGCTCCAGGCTAAGCATCGAAGTGTCCCACCCAGCGTTAAGCGCCAGGCGGTTATCCGCGATCACATAAGCCCGGCGCGCTGTCGGCGTCAAATGGCCAAGGCGTACACATGGAACCGATTCATAATTTAGCCGCGCCGCCGCTTTGACGCGTCCATGGCCGGCGATGATTCCATTGTCCGAATCAATCAGGACCGGATTAGTGAATCCGAATTCCTTGATCGACGCTGCTATTTGCGCAACCTGCTCGTCACTATGAGTGCGCGAGTTACGCGCATAGGGCAGCAACTGCACCAGATCAATATACTCAACCGCAAGTTTACCCACAATTTGTCCAGAACAAATGACCAGCCACCACGCCGACAGCAAAAGGTATAACGGGGTAGTTCTTCGATGCCTGAAGCACTTCCCAGCTGATCGTGTTTTTGACGCCACCGGTAACCACGGCGTACACGTCGTAAACCAATAGGAATACGATCACCGCTGCAGTTACCCATAAACTAATGCTCATGGGTCAATTCTTTTCCGTTTTCTTGACAAGTCCGATTGTTTTCAGAGATGATTTATTCATAAGAAAAATCATCTGTCAATCTTTTTGCGCTTTTGGGGGAATTATGGACATCACGGTATGGCTGACGTCGCTTTTGACGCACATCCTTTCGCAAATCGGCGTGCCCTCATGGCTCACCGCTCCACTCGTCCATGAAGCAATCACCGAAGGATGCAAAGATACCTTAAAGATCCAAGCTCATCTCAAAGAACTGGCGAGCAGCGAACTGATCAAAGCCATCGCCGCTGAGGCCGGCAAAAACGATAAACTGAGCGTCATTACCGAAGAAGTGCTCACCGCCCTAGAACAGCTACTAGGGTTTACTCCAGCCAAATGATCCGGCCTTTTAGCTTCACTTGGCCCACCGTTATGCTACCTTACTCGGCATATACAATTTGCTATTGTGACTAATCAATTGCATTGCCGAGCGAGGAGCTCACCTTGACCATGTCTGTCGAATCCGAAATGCGGCTGGCCACCTGCCATCCGGACTTGCAGCGACTTTTTCACGAAGTCGCTAAGGTCTACAAAAAGCCATTTACAATCATTGAAGGGCATCGGGACGAATTCGCGCAAAACCAAGACTTCAAATCTGGGCGTTCCAAACTTCGGTGGCCGAAATCGATGCACAACAAAGAGCCCTCGCTAGCAGTCGATGCCGCGCCAAGCCCGATCGATTGGTCAGATGATAAACGGTTTACTCTGTTCGCAGGTATCGTGATGGGAGTTGCTGATACGATTGGCATCAAAATCAGATGGGGAGGAGATTGGAAGGATAGCGGCGATCCCGCGATCAACCAGTTCAATGACCTAGTGCATTTCGAACTGGTTTCACATTGAAGTGGGGATGGAAATTATGCGTATTGAAGCCGTAATCGTTTGCAAGGATTATGGGGATTTTTTAGAGCACACCTTGCCCGAAAATACCCAGCAGCTCGACAATATTATAGTCGTCACGCATCCAGAAGATAAGCGCACTCAAGAAGTCTGCAACCGCTTCTCGGTGCATTTCGTGACTACGGAATGTTTCACCGAGAAAGGACATGCTTTCAATAAGGGCCAAGCCATCAATGTAGGCTTGGATAATATTCGCGGCGATGACTGGATCCTTCACCTTGATGCCGACATCGTTCTGTGTAAGGACTTCCGCCGGCTTCTCGATCACGCTCAGCTCAAGACCCAGAATATCTATGGGGCCGACCGTCTCAACGTTTACGGATTCGAAGCGTGGAAGGCCTTGCAGCCCAACCTTTCGCCACACTACCAGGACCGTTGGTTTGTCGACCCCGGTTTCTGCCACAAGCCAGAAGTGCCTTTTGGGGTAAAGCTTGGTGCGCGCGTCATCCATAAAGAATACGGTTACCTCCCTATTGGGTTCTTTCAACTGTTTCATGCCAGCAAAGGGCGGCGCTACAACTACTTCCGCGGAACCGCCGCTGGAACAGACTGCATGTTTCCGGCGCAGTGGCCAAGGGAGAATCGCGTGCTGCTTCCAGAGATTATTTGCTATCACCTTGACAGCGAATCGGAACACCACATTGGCATCAATTGGAAAGGCCGCAAGTCCAAACCATTTGGCCCGGTTGGTTATGGCTCATGACTGATCCCGGATACAATAAAATATGCCCGCTCTGCATGAAGCGCTATTGCAGGGACGTAGGAAACAGCCGCGGCTGGATCGACATCGAGCGTTGCGCGCCATGCGCTGTCAAGGCTTCGCGTCGCCAACTTGAGTCGCTCAAACAGAAAAACTTTAAGCAAAAAATCTCCCGCGCCAAACAAAAAAGCCGCGCACTTGCCCTTGTAAATCAAGATGCTTAAGAGCGGCTCCTTGCGGTTTTATTATTTTGCTCGGATACTATCCAAAATGAGAAAATCATGAGGAGGCGTTATGCGGTACCTAGTCCTCTTGAGTGCACTCTGTCTGAGCGGTTGCAGCTGCGGCGGACCCAAGCATCATAACCGGCAAGCGCCGATCACCGGGCCTGCGCCGACTTCGGTGCCGATTCAAGAACCGCAACCTGCG